TCCAGAAGTACAACTGCCATTTTGAATCAATTGTAGTCGAGAAGAACTCAGTCATGGGGCCAAATCAGCAGTCTATGATTAGTATTGGAATTGTGACAGGTATCATCCTTGGCCGACTGATTGCTGACAATGTGTACTTCGTGAACGTGTCGACCTGGCGCAAGTACTGGAAGTTTAGCTACAAGGACCGAAGTAAAAAATCAATGAAGCTACAGGCCGTTGCTAAGGTGTCTGATGAATTCGACCTAAACGTCAAAGACGACGAGGCTGATGCCGTTCTGATTGGTTCGTATTTTGTAAACCATGGCCAAGAATTTGGAAATCTGGAAAGCCACAAGGTGAGTTGAGGAGTTGGAAGATGAATAAGCAGGAAGCATTAAAACAAATTGAAGAGCAAAGAGACATGATTTTGGAACTACATGGTTGGGGTGTATTTGGTTATATCAAAGGAATTATTAATCAACTTGATGAACCGCAAAAAATTGAACTTCCGAAAGTTGATTTTAAAAAATCCCAAAAAGTCAAAGTAAAGCAGTGTGTGGCGGATTGGATTGAGTATTTTAAAAAACGTTCAGGCACGTTATATGGAAGCACCGTACCTTACTCATACTATGGACGGGCTATAATTGATGATTTTGAGGGTGACGTTACAGAAGTTTTAGGATGGATTCGTAACAATAGCGAGGCATACGCCCGTGCATGGCTGGACGGCTACGAGGTCGAGAAAGAAAAGCGGTATACAGTAGTGATGAAAGCAACAAAGCAACCGTTATATTATAACGCTGTGGATAAGAAATTATTCTTCTCTATGGGCGGCCTAGCTACAAACTTTACCCAAAAACAACTTGAAGATGCAGACTTCGGCGAAGTATTCAACAGTCCTTTGTTTGAAGTCTTGGAGGTTGAGTGATGGTACAAACACTTGAACAAGCTACAAAAACTGAAAGCAAACGCATAAAAATCCCTGCGAAAATCAGACCGTTCGATGTAGGTTATCGAGTAGTAAACAAACACGGTCAACCGCTTGCCTTAAGAAATGGAGCAAGTATATTCGACTTACCTTTTCTAGCGGAAAAAGCTATAAAGAAAGAATTTGGGAAAAACGATCCAGATTTTGATATTGAAAAGCATTCTGTTGAAGAGGTTGCTATTATCAATTTAAGTAAACTTCATAGCTACTTTGAGGAGGTCACAGATTGAAACGAAAAAGCATATCTAAAGCCACTAGACAAAAAGTTTTAGATAAGTATGGTGGTCACTGTGCTTATTGTGGCAAGGAATTGGATTTAAAAACTTTGAGAGTGGATCATTTGCATCCTCACTATCGAGGTGGAGAGGATAGTTTTGAAAACTATATGCCTGCTTGTTATCAATGCAATTTCTACAAATCTACTTTTCTGTTAGATGAATTCAGGGAGCAGATGTCTACCTTGCACGAAAGAATCACCAAGCCATTCATAGCAAGACTTGGATTGGATTATGGAATCATTAAAATCGAACCATTCGACGGAAAGTTTTATTTTGAGGAGGAACACGAGAAGTGAAACGATTTATTGCAATCTGGATCTTGCTATCTGCTGGACTAAACATCTGGCAGATGGACAGGATTCGAGATTTAGAAGAAAAGAAGCCAATGGTTATCTATAAGGCTGATAACGCAGGCGCAGAGATATTCGGTAAGGTCGTCGAGAAAGGGCGACATGGGAAGCTATACACGCTTACGATACGTGACTACGGGATGTTCGTGGTTACGAAGGACGTGTATGACAAGGTGAAGATAGGAGATGAGGTTTTATTATAATGGACGATATTTTACAAGCTTTAGCAAAAATGCTAAATATGACAGTTGATGAAGTAAGCTCTTTGCTTACGACATTTAAAGGGAATGCACCACAGATTTACGAACAGCTTATGAGAGAATGGACTTTGTACAATGTACTTGATAATACCTCTATAGCTATGATTTTGCTTAGTGCTATCCTAACAGGAGTTCTTGTGTATGTAGTAGTTCGAATCAAGGTAGATTCCGATAGTTTGAGTTATAGGTATATTCCAGAAGGTTTTACTAAGCTTGAATATGCAGAGAAACTTACAAAGGAGAACCTTAAAAACTCTAAAGGAACTATAAAAAAGCTAATTGTTGGTATTACACTAGCATTGATATTGGCTTTTGCTTCCAATATTGGTCGGTATCTTGTAGCACCAAACTACTTATTTATCGTAAATGAAATTGTACCAAAACTGACAAATAGATAGGAATTATCATGGACACAATAGAAAAAGTCAAACAATGGTTTATTGACCGTGACCTTGAAAACGGTGGACGACTAGACAAGCAGTCTTTGAAACTAAGTGAAGAGTTCGGTGAGTTATGCGCAGGCTATCTCAAGAAGAATGAGAAGCTGACAAAGGACAGTATCGGAGATTGCGCAGTCGTGATTGTCGGTCTGGCCTTGCTGATAAAAGAGGATGTGCATAAGATTTTTGAGGAATCAGGGTTCGCAGAAAGCAAAGATGTGATGGATTCCTTTAAATGGTTAAGTGCTAACATTAGTAGTTTTCAATTGAATCATGATTTAATCGGCAAGAAAATGTGTCGCTATAATTTAGCGCATTCAATCGGTTACTTAAAATCAATCAGCAATGCCCTTGGTTATAGCTTCGAGGAATGTTTTGAACTAGCCTATCAAGAAATCAAAGACCGAAAGGGTCGTTGGATTGACGGTACGTTCGTTAAAGAGGAGGATTTGCATGACACCGAAATTTAGAGCATGGGATAAACGTTTTTCGGAGTTTGTGGAAGATTTTTTCGTAAGTGAAGATGGCAAAATCTACAAAAAATCAACAGATACAGGCTATGGGATTGCTATATCAAGGGAAACAAGTGATAAACTTATTTTAATGCAATCAACAGGACTCAAAGATTATTTTGGCGAAGAACTTTTTGAAGGAGATGTTATCGAGTGGAGTTATTGGGATGGATTTGAAGATAGTGGTACAGCAAAGATTATCTTTGATAAAGGTATGTTTAAGTTGTTAGATGTACGTACAGAAAAAAGCGCCTGGGATAATCTATTCGACTGTATTGAAAACTGTAGTGTATTCCTTCAAGGAAACATCTATGAAAATCCAGAACTTTTGGAGGCTATCAAATGTACCCAGAAATAATTGATAACGTAAACAAACCAAGCCATTATCAAGGACGATATGGCATGGAGTCTATCGATGCCTTAAGGAATTTCATGACACCAGAACAGCTGAAAGGCTTTTATCTTGGAAATGCCTTGAAGTATCAACTGCGATTCCAGAAGAAAAACGGTCTTGAAGACCTGAAGAAAGCCAGAAAGAATCTTGACTGGCTTATCGAGGAGATGGAACATGAGAATTAAAACATTAATGGGAACAATTATCAATGTTGACAGGATAAAGCGCAGTATCACAATTGAGGGTATTGAATTAGGCTCAGATTGTCGTACTTTAGTATCTAAACACAAAGATGGTACAGGTACAATAACACTAGTTTTTGATGGGAAAATAATTTAAAAAAGGAGTAAAAACAATGTTTACACAATACAATAACGAAACAGGAAAAACGACACTTACAAAACTTGCCAAGGGCGGTATCATTACAGTTGCAGCGGTTGCTTCACTTGGGATTTTTCGTCTCACGGCTGTGAAACGAATCCCAGCTAATACGGTTGGGGTTAAGGTTAGCGCGATTGGAGGTGTTCAAGAAAATACCCTGCAAACAGGATATCATCTAAAAATGCCATTTATCGACAAGGTTTACACTCTCTCCACTTCTGTTCAAACTAAGACGATGGAAAAAATCACTACTCAAACTAAAGATGGTCAGTGGCTCAATACCAATATTGATGTGAAATATCGAGTCAATAAAGAAAAGGCTATGACGGTCTTCTCTAATTACACAGACTTAGAAAACGTGAATAATAGTGTAGTATCTCCTGCTGTTCAGCGTGCTATTGAATCTGTAACTGGAAATTACGATATTTATGATATTCTCGGTGACAAGCGTACTGAAGTTTATGAAATGATTGACAAGGCTCTCAAGGAAAAATTTGAGTCTTATGATTTAGAGTTTGTTTCTTTTACCATCACAGACCAAGATGCAGGAGATGAGATTGAAGCAGCAATCAAAAATGAATCGGTCAAACAAAAAGAAATCGACACAGCTAAACAAGAACAGGAAAAGGCTAAAGTTGAAGCTGATACTAAAAAAGTTCAAGCTCAAGCCGAAGCAGACGCAGGTATCATCAAAGCAGAAGGTGAAGCCAAGGCCAACAAAGCTAAGTCAGACTCAATCACAGATAATCTTATCCGGATGAAAGAAGCAGAAGCCAGAGAGAAGCATGGCTGGGTCACTGTTAACGGTGTAGGTAGTGTGATCACGAATAAAGAATAAAATAAAAAAGCCAGCACAGCTGACTCCTTTGTGATATTCCGATAAAAATATTATATCATAAAGGAGCGATGTTGTGAGGTTATTAAAAAGAGTTGACGTGCAATTCACCAAGAAAAATGTCTATGACGTTCTAGAGAGTTATCGCTCGTATGTCCGAATGGCAGGCGCTGAGTATTTGCCTAAAATCACAACGACCTATTCATTTGAGCCAAAGACGTTTACTGGTAAGAACACAGCTACTGAGAATATGGTTATCGAACATGTGGATGCAGAAGCAGAAGTTCTGGAGATTGAGAGAGCAGTCAACTGCATTATGGATCCATACGTTCGACAGGTAATTGCAAAGAAGTACATGGATATGAAAATCCAATTATCAGACAAGGCAATTTATATGGATTTAGGCTATTCTGAGAGTGAGTTCTATCGCATGCTTAGTAGAGGTGCTTTGGAATTTGCGGAAGCCTATCGAAAAGGTAAGCTGATTGTCTTTCGTAAAGTTTTGGGAGATATTTGCAAGTAAATTGCTAGGAAATGGCTTATTTTACATGGTAAAATAGTATTGTCAAGTGATAGGTCAATTGACGTCTCCTTTATATTTATTATATTTTTCCGAGGCTTCGGTCTCGTTTTGGCGGTGGCAGGTAAGTGGGTTCTCTC